AATACAACAGTCTTTTGCAATGATATTACCACACCAAAGTATCAGGGTCGGCTCAGAGATAGAACGTGTTGGATAGAGTGCACCTTCAAACCAATCCCACTTCTTTTTAAGAGTTTCAGGGTTGCGACAGTCCTCATCTGTGTCATAGTCATCAAGATAGATGACGTCAGGTCGTACAGCTTCGTTTCTTGCACCACGTGGAGCACTACCAGCACCAAGTGCAACAAACTTAGCACCACAGCGACATGTGAAGTCTGTTTCTGTCCATTGCCCTACAAGCTGTTGAATGCCATAAAATTGCTTAATACGTGGGTTGTTCTCAAAATTAAGTCTGAAAGGTGTAAGTAAACGTGTTGCTGAAGTTATAGTTGCTGAAGCTAACACGATGAACTTCTTACGCCCAGTGAGCGCAAGATACATCAAGACAAACATAGATACAGTAGACTTTGCCAGCTCACGACTCCACGAAAGTACTTCGTACCATTCATCGTGTTCAATAATACGACGAATAGCACGTACGTGAAAAGGTGCAAATTCATATTTAGTATACTTGGGAAAGAAATACTGAATCCATTTAATAGGGTCTTGTTCCAGTTCCTTTCGTCTGCGTTCAATGTCACGTCTTGACAGCCCATTCTCAACAGGCATGTCAGAGATGAATGATTTATGGAACTCTTCCCAGTTCCTTAATGCAAGTCTTTCTTCCTGTGTCATTTTGCTTTTGCCATTTGGTCCTTGATGAACGCATCAAAGAGGTTGTTAAACTGCTTAGCTGCATCAATATCAAGAGGACGTAACCAGGAGAGAAAGCGCATAGCAACACTGATGCAGTCAGCAACACCAACATCACTTTCTAACTTTTTGACAGCACCAGCGAGCTTAGCAAGCGCGTCTGCCTCCTGTGCTGTAGCAAACCTCTTACCTTCTTCACGATTTTGAATATTGTTGTTGATTTCAACAATCTGTCGCTGGAACTGTGCTATAATCTGATCAGGTGTAATTGTAAATGAAGCTTTCAGCTCCTCCCAACCTCCTTCACGTACCCAGCGAGAGACTGTTTGCCTTGTAGTTCCTACTTTTGCAGCTATCTCCTCTTGTGTGCAACTTCCCTCCATGTAGAGAGACTTTGCAATGCCTTTTTTGTCTATATTCGTCTTTGTCATATTGCCTAAATCTTTTGCAAATATCTTATATTTTATGGACTTTTTGAAATCCATTATTTATAACAGCACTGTCTGTTTGCACCATAAAATCAGCTGTTTGTGCTATGAATTTACGATTTTGTCACTCCCAGAAAAAACATGATATTTGCATCAAAAATTGAAATAATGAGTTCAAACTTTTTCAACATTATACCTGGTAATGGAACCGTAGCTATCCTCTTATATGGAGAGGTCGGTAATGGTCAGCCTGTGGACAGTGGACGAGTAGTCAGTGAGCTACTTGCCTTGCAAAGTCAGTATGACAAGATTGATGTACGCATCAATAGCAATGGTGGTGATGTCTTTAGTGGAATAGCTATTTACAATGCTCTTCGCACATCCACGGCAGACATTAATATATATGTTGATGGTGTTGCTGCCAGCATTGCTGCTATTATTGCTCTCTGTGGCAAACCTCTCTATATGAGTCCGTATGCTAAGCTCATGCTTCATAGCGTAAGTGGAGGTACGTGTGGCAATGCTTCAGATCTGCGTAGAATGGCTACTGTAATGGAGGAACTTGAACGTAACCTTGCAGGTATGATTGCTGCACGCTGTGGAATGAGCACAGAAGATGTGTCAGCAAAGTTTTTTGACGAGGTTGACCACTGGATAAGTGCACAAGAAGCAGTTGAGATGAAACTTGCAGATGGAGTGTATGATATGCAGGATGATGGTGAACCAGCACCTAAAACTCATGAAGAGATATATCAATATTTCAATAACAGGTTGACAAATCAACCAAAAAACTATCAAAACATGGCATTAATAGACCAATTAAAGAGCATCCCATCATTTAGCAATATCAATGATGAGGCTGCAATTGTGAACAAAGTCAGAGAGTTAGCAAACAAGGCAACCAAGGTAGATGCTCTTGAAACAGCCAATGCTGAGTACAAACAGCAACTTCAGTTATCTGAAGCAAAGGAACAGGAGGCTATCATTGATCAGGCGATTAGCGAAGGTCGTATTACCGCAGAACAGAAGGCACACTATGTTAAACTTATGGCGGCAGACCGTACTACTACAGAAGAACTCTTGAATAGCATCAAGCAGATGCCTAAGCCTCGTGCTGCTTCGTACATCAATCCAGATGGTACTGGTGGTGACAGTTTCACCAATAAGACTTGGGACGAACTTGACAAGGCTGGACGTCTTGGCGACTTGAAGAGTCAGAATAAGGACCTTTTTGCAGCCAAGTTCAAGGAGAAGTTCGGTGTAGACTACCGCGAGTAAGAAATACAATACAAATTTAAAAGATAAGAAACTATGGCATTAAACAAAGAAATCTGGCAATCCGACATCGTAGAGAACTTCTACCCTGACAATTCCTTTGCTTCTAAGAGTGTTGACGACTCTGTGTTTGTTGAGAATCGCAAGGTACACATTCCTAACGCTGGTGCTCCTTCAAACGTAAAGAGGAACCGCACTCAGAAGCCTGCTACAAGCCAGCAACGTACTGACAACGATCTTGAGTACGATATAGACGAGTTAACCACTGACCCAGTGTACATTCCAAATATCGACATGGTGGAGCTTAGCTATAACAAGCGTAACTCTATCTTGAGCAATGACCGCGCTCAGTTGCAGGAGGAAGCTCATCTCAATTTGCTTGAACGTTGGGGTCAGGGTGTTGATACTAAAAACATCATCAGTACGTCAGGTACAAGCAAAACCACAGCTCATACATCGTCTGTTGCTACAGGTATGCGTAAGTCTATCTGTAAGGCAGATGTTCGTAAGCTTATGACTGCTATGGATGCAGACAATGTTCCAGAGCAGGGACGTTACCTCTTGCTTGACGCGTTTATGTATGCTGACTTGTTAGCAGACCTTGCAGAAAAGGACCAGTTTATGTTCCTTAACTCTGCTGACCAGCAGAAGGGTATCCTTGGAAATCTCTATGGCTTCAACATTATGAAGAGAAGTCGAGTTCTTCGCCTTAATAACGGCACAAAGAAGGTTCTTGGCTGGGATAACCAAGGTGCCGCAGATGAACTTGCAGCTGCTCTTGCTTGGCACGAGAATTCTGTTAGCCGTGCTATGGGTGAGGTCAAGATGTTTGACTCAACTGATAATCCACTGTACTATGGTGACATCTACTCTTTCTTGCTACGTACCGGTGGTTGCGTTCGTCGCTACGACAAGAAGGGTGTCTACCTTCTCGCAGAATCTTTAACCGCTTAACTTTTGAGTCATGTTACCGAGAATTAGAATCAGATACATGAATGGCCTACTGGGCACCGTCGGGGAAAGTCCCGACGGCCTGTTCGCCTTGGTATGTAGTGCGACTGCTGTCAATGACTCGTTTGCTTTGGAACGTGCTTACACTATTCAGAGTATGGACAGTCTGACGGCACTCGGTATCACTGCAGTTAATAACGCCAGACTTTATAAGCATATCTCAGATTTCTACACAGAGGCTGAGAATGGTACAAAGTTGGTAATCTTCGGAGTTGATAAGGCTAAGAGTATGACGGAACTCTGCGACCGCCAGACTGGAGCAGTAAAGAAACTTATTGTTAGTCAGAATGGTGTATTGCGTGGTGTCTTCGTAGCACGTGACAATGCAACAAAAGTATCTGCTACAGATGGCTTGGATGCAGACGTGTTCACCGCATTAGCAAAGGCACAACAGATGGCTGAATGGTCAACAACTGACCTGTATGCTCCATTGTTCTTTATCTTGGAAGGACGTGGTTATACAGGTACAACGCTGAAAGACCTTAGCAACGAAACGTACAATCGTGTCGGTGTTCTGTTGGGTGACACGGAAGTTGACTCACAGGGTGCATGTGTTGGAACTTTAGCAGGTCGCTTAGCAAGCCTTCCTGTACAGCGTAATATTGGTCGTGTCAAGAATGGATCATTGAAAACAACTCTGCTCTATGTAGGCAAAAAGAAGGTAGAAGAGGATAGTGAAGTTATCTCTTCTATCCATGATAAGGGTTATATCACGGCACGAAAGTATGTTGGGCGCAGTGGTTACTTCTTTGCTGACGACCGATTGGCTTGTGTCGAGACTGATGATTATGCTCATCTGTCAAACCGTCGTGTCATTGATAAGGCTTATCGTATTGCCTATAACACCTTGTTGGATATGATGCTGGATGAGTTGGAAATCAATTCTGACGGCACAATGCAGACAGGGGTTATTACAAGCTGGCAGCAGACAGTAGAGAACGCTATTAATCGTTCTATGACCGCTGCTGGAGAGTTGAGTGCCGGTAATAACGGCGAAGGTTGTTCTTGTTACATAGATCCAAAACAGAATGTGGTTGCGACTTCAAAGGTTGAAATGACATTGAAGGTTCGTCCATTCGGTTATGCACGCTATGTTGATGTCAACCTTGGTTTCCAAGTAACAACAGTATAGACATGGTAAATACAAAGGAATACGAGTGGTCAGATGTGACCGTAGTTGTTGCAGGTCGTCCTGTAACTGGTCTTCGAGGTGTGAAATATGGCTCGAAGCAAGAGAAGGAACTGCTGTATGCTAAGGGTAATAAGCCTCATGGCATTCAGCATGGCAATGTAGACTATAGTGGCGAACTTACCCTACTGCAGAGTGAGTATCAAGCTTTGAAGAGTGCTGCTAATGGCAATATCCTCAATATGAGCTTTGATATCGTTGTTGCTTATGGGAATCCTGAAAATGGTGATCCAATTACAACAGACATTCTCAAAGGTGTGGAGTTGACGGAAGATCAGACAGAATGGAAGCAAGGTGACAAGTTCCAAGAGAAGTCACTGCCATTCATCTACATTGATCAGAAGAGTTTATAACAATTAACATCAAAGATATGAAATATTCAACAGAAGACATTAATAAGTGGAAGGCCACGCATGGTGATTTGTTTGAAATCAGCGTAGAGGGCAAGTCTTGTGTATTGCACAAGCCTACACGTCAAGATCTGAGCTATGCCAGCGTAATCAAAGATCCTATCAAGATGAGTGAAGTCATGTTGAAGCAACTCTGGGTTGCTGGTGATGAGGAAATCAAAACCGATGATGAACTCTTCATGGCAGTAGTTGCCAAGATGGATGAGGTCTTGAAGGTAAAGGAGGCTGAGATAAAAAAACTTTAGAGGAGGCCGGGGTTGATGACTTTGACAACGCCCAGGATATTATCTTCATAGATACAATGCTGCGCTACTATCTAAGCATTGACCCTGAACTCCTGCCAGACGAGAAATGGGCATCAACACTCAGCGCACTCAAAGAGATTAGGAAAATAGAAAAAGACTCTAATGGACAGCGTACTTAAGTTTTTAATCAAACTACAAGCAGATAGTGGTAATGTTCTGACGGTTGCTCGTCAGACATCCACTCAGCTGGACGATATATCACGTAAGGCACGTACTACAGGGGCACGCCTGCGTGAGGCTTTTTCTTTTTCGACACTCAAGAGTTCGCTGATGTCCATTCCTGGAATGGAACTCCTTACCAACCCTTATGCCCTTGTTGCTGGTGCTGTTGGTGCTATTACTAAGATAGGTGCAGAAGCAGAACAAACAGCCGTTGCCTTTACAACCTTAGTAGGAAGTGAGACAAAAGCTAAGGGAATGCTTTCTGAAATTGCCAAGTTTGCAGCTGAATCACCTTTTGGTAAGTTAGACTTGACTGAGAATGCAAAGACTATGCTTAACTTCGGAGTGGAGACAGGAAAAGTTCTACCACTTCTTAAACAGTTAGGAGATATCTCTGGAGGAAATAAGCAAGCTCTGCAAAGTTTGTCATTAGTGCTTGGTCAAGTATCAGCAGCTGGTAAGTTAGCTGGACAGGA